GGTCGCTCACGGGTAGTTTCTACTAAAGTGCGTGATGTGGTGCGTGGTGCTAAACCAAGCCTTATGCGAATCTTTATGTCTAACGATAAGTTCGTTGAGTTTGTGCCAAAAGGCCCAGAAGACGTTCAAAATGCAGAGCAGGCTACAGCTTACTGCCACTGGGTATTCAACAAAGTGGGTGGATATAATGTCCTGTCTAACGCCATACACGATTCTTTAGTTAAAAAAGTAGGTCTGGTTAAGGTCTGGTGGAATACTGAGACTATTGCCAAATCCTACACCTATGAGAACCTGTCAGATGAAGAAGTACAGGTGCTGGTCAGCAAAGAAGGCGTAGATGTTGTTGAGCATAGCCAAGAAATTGAAATGGAGATGGACGAATTTGGCTTAGACATTGAGCGTAACGTCCACAGTATGGTCATTTCTCACAAGTATGAAGAGGGGGAAATGGTCATTGAAGGCATTCCACCCGAAGAATTTTTCATTGACGGATCTGCTAAATCCATTGATGACGCCTACATCTGCTGTCATCGTAGTGAGAAACGCGCAGGCGATCTAGTTGCTATGGGCATTGATCAAGATGTTGTTGACAGCCTAAACGGATCAGATACTGACTCCTTAATGGGTAGTTTAGAAAACATACAGCGTTTCGGCCCATCTATTCAAGATGACAACGAAGTGGATAATGATCCATCTATGCGGCTAGTTTTGGTAACAGAAGCCTATCTGCGATTTGACTCTGAGGGTGACGGCGTACCTACTTTGCACAAGTTCTTGTGCGGTGGTACTGACTACCAAGTGCTTGAGATGGAGCCGTGGGATAAAGCACCATTTGCTGATTTCCAAGTTGACCCAGAGCCACACGCCTTCTATGGTCGATCTTTAGCAGAACTAGTGTTACACGATCAAGACACAGCGACTAGCGTACTGCGTGGAATCTTAGACAACGTAGCCCTAACAAACTCACCCCGTCTAGAAGTTATCGAAGATAGCGTAGAGATGGATGACGTTCTGAACAACGAAGTGGGTGCTATTATTCGCAGTGAGCAAATTGGCTCTGTTAATCCATTAACGGTTCCATTTGTCGCAGGGGCTACACTACCAGCACTTCAATACCTTGATATGTTGGTTGAAGAAAAAACAGGCATTAGTAAAATGTCTATGGGCGTTAACGCTGATATGTTGCAGAATACATCTGCTACTGCGGCTGCACTAACGGCTCAAGCTGGTGCTGGGCAGGTCGAGGTAATGGCGAGAAACCTTGCTGAAGGCACTAAGAAGCTATTTCAGTTAATGCTACACGTTGCCATTCAAAACTCACCAGACGATCAGATGATGCGTTTAAACGGGCAATTTGTACCTGTCGATCCAGCAGTGTGGGACGCATCCATGGACATGTCTATAAACGTGGGTCTAGGCACTGGTCAGGAGGATGCTAAAGCAGCCGCATTAATGCAGACGTTCCAGACACAGCAGCAGATTTGGCAGACCTACGGGCCTAAGAACGGTTTAGTTAGCATGACACAGATGCGTAACACGTTAGCAGACACATTGGCCCTGAGTGGGTTTAAGAATGTTGACCGATATTATGCACCAATGACTGTAGAGATTGAGCAGCAGCTAATGGCTGAGATGGCTCAAGAAGCAGAAGCGGCTCAACAGGCGGCATTAGAGCAAGGTCAGCAGGGCGATCCAATGGCGCAGGCACTAATCCAAGCAGAGCAGATTAAGGCACAGGCCAGTATGCAGGGACAGCAGATGAAGTTGCAAGGCAAAATGCAAGGCGATCAGATCAAAATGCAAGCAGATATGCAGGTCAAGTCCGCACAGATGCAGTCTAAGCAGGGTACTGAACTGGCTGAGTTGCAACTCAAGTATCGTGAGCTACAGTCATCTAATGACTTAGAGCGTGACCAGATGAACCAAGACCTTCTTGTGGAGGCTGCTAAGATTCTAGGTCAGTACGGTACGGCAGTTGACGTTGAGCGCGTCAGGGTTATGCAGAATGCCCCACGGGATGAAATGGGCAACATGCTATGATCTTAAAAGCTCAAGCAGAATATTTATTAAAAGATGATACATTTACGACAGTATTTGATATAATCCGACAGGAACAAGTAAAAAAGTTTTTAAAATCTAGCAAATCCGATACGGAAACTAGAGAAGATGCCTATGCAATGACGCAGGCATTAAACCAGTTTGAAAATATTCTCAAAAGTGCAATCACTAATGGGAATATAAAAGAACGTAAAAAATAGGTAAGCACCGTGGAAGCGACTAACCCAGTTACGATAGAAAGCGCAACAGCCGCGCTAATGGCTCCAGTTGAGTCAGAAGCAGCCGAAACAGAATTGACTGAAACCGAAGCGGTAGAGGTTGAGGAAGAAGAGGTTGAAGAAGAATCAGAATCAGATGATGACGCAGAATATGCTGAATCAGATGACGATGACGAGTATGAAGAGTCAGACGAAGAGCAAGACGATCAGCCGAAGCCAGAAACATATTCCGTTAAAGTAAACGGTGAGACTGTTGATGTAACTTTAAATGATTTAACCAAAAGCTATTCTGGACAAAAATACATACAACAAGGGATGAAGCAAGCTGCTGACTCACGGAAGCAAGCAGAGGATGCCTATAACGGGCTAAATCAGCAACGTGAACAACTTAACCAGCTAATGCAACAGATAGGGCAGCAGGGCGTAATATCGCAACCAACTCCACCTACGAAGGATTTGCTTAACGCAGACCCATTAGGCTATATAGAAGCAGATGCTACTTATAGGGAGCAAATGGGAGCGTATCAAGCCCAGCAGCAGCAACTTGGACAGCAACATCAGGCAGCGCAGCAGGCGCAAGGACAGGCACATCAGGCCCACTTGCAAGAGCAGATGACAGAACTACAACAGGCTATTCCAGACTTTAGTGATGCTAAGAAAGCACCTAAGATGAAGGAAAGGCTCGTTAAACAAGGTATGGCTGAAGGCTACACTGCCGAAGAAATCGGTGGAATTGTAGACCATAGGGCCATGAAAGTTCTGCACAAAGCAATGCTATACGATCAGATGATGGAAGGGGGCGGTGACGTACAAGCCAAACTCAAGAAAGCTAGACCGTTGATGAAATCTGGAACCAAGTCGCAACCAACGTCTTCTGCTAAAAAGTACAGCAAGCAAGTCGCTAAATTGAGAAAAACGGGCAGTATCCATGATGCAGCCTCATTATTGTTTGAATAGTTAAATTAAAATCATTTAAAGCTTGACAAAGAGAGAAAATTATGAGTCAACCAGCCAATACGTTTGATACCTACGATACAAAAGGTATCAGGGAAGACCTTAGTGATATTATCTACGATATCAGCCCTGAAGAGACACCTCTAGTAAGTGCCATTGCTAAAACTAAAGCCACCAATACTTACTTTGAGTGGCAAGTAAACTCGTTGCGAAATGCAGTAGGAAACTTCCACATTGAGGGAAGCACAACTACCGCGCAGGCCATTCTTCCAACTACTCGTGAAGGTAACTACACGCAGATTATGAAGAATAGCATTATCACCTCTGGCACTAACGATGTGGTTAAAGCCGCAGGTAGGTCATCATCTGAGATGAGCTACAACATACTACGTGAGGCGATTGTCCAAAAATTAGACATTGAGAAAGCCATCTTTGAAAACGTAGCGCGTGTAGCAGGTAATGCTACTACTCCTCGTAAGCTTGGCGGCCTTGGTGCTTGGCTAAAAACCAACACTGTGTTTAACACTGCTGGAAGTGGTGCAAACCCAACAGGTTCTGTAGGTGGAGCTACTGCTCGTACCAATGGCACACAACGGGCCTTAACGCAAGCTTTATTTGATGATGCCATGCAAAAAACATGGGTATCGGGCGGAAAGCCAGACGCTGTGTACCTTTCAGCGTTTCAAATGAACAAGGCACTTTCCTTCACAGGCAACAATAATCAACGCCAGACAGGCGCGGTAGGTACCGTAAACAACAACATGGCGATCTACATGACGCCTTGGGGACAGGTTACGTGGGTACCATGCCGTGAGAACCGCTCCAGAGATTTGTATATTATAGAGCATGATAAATTAGCTATTGCTACTTTACGTCCTATGAAGAATGAAGCCCTAGCCAAAACTGGCGATAATGAGCATCGTCAAATCGTGTCAGAGCAAACTTTGCAAGTGCGTTCTGAAGCAAGTTTGGGTGCTGTGTTTGACCTAACCACAAGCTAATAAACATTTGTGGTACAATAAGGGGGTGCTTTTGCATCCCTTTTTTTATGGAGAAAAATAATGCCTAAAATTTCAGAACAATTCTACCAAGACGGTGACAAGCTGGTTCACGTTAAACAACAGGACTACAACCCAGCATTAGAGCAGGCTGAGATGATGCGCCAAAACGGTAACGCTCATTTTGGCGAGTCAGTTTGCATTGGCGTGATTGACGCAGCATTGATGGGTGAATGGCTCAAAGAGGCTGGCGTAAAATCAAATGACCCAGCAGCAGAAGAGGTTATTAAACGCAAAATGCTGTCAGGTGAGTTTGATAAGTTTAGGGTTTGGGACGGCAAATACTAATGAATTATTTTACAGAAGATGAATTAAAATGCAGCCACACAGGTGAGTGCAAGATGGATGATTCTTTTATGTATAAGATCAATATCATCAGGAAGGTGTGTGATTTCCCGTTCACGGTGACTTCAGCTTACAGACACCCTACACACCCCATTGAGGCAAAGAAGGCTAAAGCAGGCTCACACGCGTCTGGACGGGCTATCGACATTGCAGTACGCGGTGACAAGGCCCATAAACTGATCGAAGTGGCTCTGGCTTACGGCATTACAGGCATAGGCGTGGCTCAGAAAGGTAGCTCACGCTTTATTCACTTAGATGATCTAGACAAAGCCAGCGGCTACTCTAGGCCAACAGTCTGGAGTTACTAATGAGTTTTCTCAGTTTCTTAAATCCGATAGCCAGTATTGGTAAGACATACCTAGAAGGCAAGAATCAGGTCGCCAAGGCTAAGTCAGCAGCAGCTATTGTAGGCTTACAAGCAGAAGCAGACGTTAAGACAGCAGGTGCTAGAGCAGCTAACAAGCTGGCTGATGATGGTCAGACGCAGGAGTACAACCTTGACTTGGTGGCAATGCAACAAATGGACAAATCATTCTTAGATGAGGTGATGATTGCCCTGCTACTGGTTCCGATTGCAGCGTCATTTCTGGGCTATCAAGAAGAAGTTTCAGCAGCGTTTGAGTCATTCTCTGCCATGCCTGATTGGTATCAATATTTGGTTCTAGGCGTGTATATCGTGAAGTTCGGTATGAGGGGTTTGCTCACCAAACTAATGTCAGGCAAGCTAGGTAAAATTAAATTGAAATAGACAACGCTTGATCTATTAGTTGTTGTTTCTTTTTAGTTATTCTAGTGTGCAAATCGTTAGCATCTGCGGCTGCTACACACGATGACTGTGACCTGCCCAGAAGCTTGGCGCAGTCTTTGTACGATAATCCAATGGATCTTAACTCCACAAGATTGGTTAGCTCCGTGGTTTTCCAGTAAATAGTGGGGCGTGAAACCGTCTTTGTCTTAGGTTGTAGTTTGCCACTTGCAAAGTTAAAGGTTAGTTTTGGTTTAAATACAATGCTCATCCCTTGTCTCTCCCTATGTAATGATTCCTTTCGGCATACAATACGCCATGATGTGTGTAGCCAATCAATCGGCCTATTTTTCTTGCGCTGTATCCCATGTTCCTAAAGTTAATAATCGTGTTTAACGGTATTTTGACCTTGTGTTGCAACTTGGACTTTAAGCCCATCTTATTGGCCTTGATTCTCACAGCGTTTGGTGACTTATTGAGCAGTGACGATAAGGCCGCTACTGGCAACTTACCGTACTGATCTTTAAGTAACTTTGTCTGAGTGTAACTCCAGATCATTTGTCTTTGCCTGTGCAGTCAATCTCTTGAATTATGGTACTGGGACTTAGCCCTAGATCAACCCTGTCTTTTTTCCTAACGGCCTTCTCTGGCACAGGTGGTGTGCCATTAAAGATACGGTCATAGTTGTCAGCAAATTGCTGGTTCATCGGTCGTGAAATAGGCTTATCTTTTGCACTCATTAGTATTCTCCTGCCTCATCAATAATGTGTTGCTCAATAAATTCATCATTAAGCATATCCTTAAAAGACTCTTGCAACTTCTCTTTAGCATATTCCTTAGTTTCATCCACATCAATGCCACGCATTAGCATAGCAATCATGTTGTCTTTATATTCATCATCAACAATCTCCAGAAGATCGTGCAGTGAGTAGCCAGCAGCAGATCCAGTGGTGGTGATTTCATAGAACAAGTCATCACGCTTGTCTATAATGTCAGACTCAGAGATGCTGATTTTAGCTGATGGTGATGAGTAGTTAGTGCCGTTGCGTAAAGTCATAGTATTCTCCAGTGGGGCCGTAGCCCCTATTTATTATTTATTGAACGTGAATTGGCATAAAGCCTACTGAGTCAACAATGTAGTAGTTGCTTTCAGTCTCAACAATGTCGCCAACGCTCATGCTATGTTGACGAGTAAAGCGTGTAATTTTATCTTCTAAAGCCTCATCACCAAACGGATTGTTGTGAATTTTAAATGAATCTTCAAGAGAGTCTGTATCAATAGTACAAACAGCAGTATAAAACTCAAACTGTTCTGGAGTGAACTTCTTGTGACCAGAAATACTGGTATCAAGAGAAGACTTAACTGATGGATACTTCTCAATAGCTTTATCCCAACCAAGAATGTTAATTGCATTAGCCATATCGTATCGTGCGCTGTTTTGAAATAATGTAATCATTTGCTGCCCCGTGGTGTTATTTAATTAACTTACGGTAATGATACACACTTATGTTAACACTGTAAACACTTTTGTTTAGGAAATGATTAATTATTTATTACTTCTTTTTTTTAGCTTGGCCTTAAAGATTTGCTTGATCCTACGCAGGTATTTAATGTCGTGCTTAACGGTACAGTTATTATACTCTAACGCCTCAACCGTGATTAACCCAATACGCTTTATGAGCCTATGACGGTACTCAACGACATTACCCGACAGATACCGATTGCACTTGTGACATTGCTTATGGCAGTTGTGAAGGTGAAAGGATAGGTGTTTGGCTGCGCCTCTGCTACGGTAATGCCCAGCATCCCAGTAACCACCAATGCCTTGATGTATGCCCGTTGCGTCACAACTTATGCAAGGCAAGTCTCTATCACGCCATCTAACGTATGCGTTAAAGGCCGTCTGAGCCTCTACACGCCATTCTGAGGCTGTTTTGACCTTATCCTTCAGTTTGGTAAGGGTTTCGCGCTTGCGCTTCTCTGAGGTGTATACAGCAGCCTTTTTGCCATGTTTTACCACGCAATCCATAGAGCAGAAGAAACCTAGCGGCACTTTAACCCCAGAGTCAGGGGTAGCGTATACTTTGCAGTGGCGACACTTCTTCTTAGCGTTAGCCATTGGCTTGCCTGTAGGTTTCGTAATCAGCTAGTGTTTTGTCAGTAAACTCAACGCCATACTCTACACCCTTAACGTGCAAAAACTCTATAAACTCGCTACCGATAGCCTTGTTAAACGTCTTAACGCTTGGACGTATGCAGACCATGTGCGTACCACAGAGGCTAGTTACCCATTTATTGCCCTTGCGTAATGGCAAACCCATCTGCTGCTTCTCAGTAGCAAAGCTAGAAACTAGTAATGCCTTCCATGTGTCGCGGTCATAATCTAAATCAACTTGTTTGGCTATGTCTCCAATCATGGCGTGGTAACATTTTTCTTGCAGATCAGTTGTACCCTCGCGGCCTAGCGTCACGATGACGGGCGCACCACTTCTCAGACCCTTGTTAGCCATTTCCCAGACCTTGCTCATCTCTTCTTTTACATTATCACTTGTGACCGTAAAATTTATATCAGCCATTAGACTCACCCATAGCTACAAATTCAGATAACGTGATACCAAAGTATTTAGCCAACGAGTCTGCTAACGATATCTTCATATCATAGCCTGTACGCCACCTAATGACCTGCTGTGGATGCACTTGAAATGATCGGGCTAATTGTGACCCTGTGATTTTAAACTTTGCCTGTGCTACTCTCAGTGAAGCACCCATATCAATGTTCATGTTTATTTCCCCTTAATGTGCTATATTGGTTTTGAATGCTCCAGTAAGAAACTTACCCCACCGTAAAAAAGTGGGGCTTTTTTTGCCTGCTAGAACGCTCCC